CAAAATGTTAGAGGCAATGGAAGAAAAACACAAATGAAACCTTACGAAGAAGGTATAAAAGCTTTTAAAGAAGGTGACTTAGGTAATCCTCACAAGTTAAATACCAAGCAAGGCAGGGAGTGGGAGATGGGCTTTAATAAAGCTTACTTTCGTAACTTAGAGAGAGTTAAACTAAATGAACAAAAACAGAAAGAGTCTTGAAGAAGAGGCCAAAAGTTACAGGCAGAGAAAGATAAAGCCACCGCTTAAAAACAAAGCACTTACTTCTCGTAGGTACTTAGCTGGTCAAGCGATGGCTGCTTTGTTGTCAAGATCTCCTGGTCATGTTCACAAAGGAGATATAAAACGTGAGTCATATGATTGGGCTGACTTCATGTTAGAGGATGATGAATAACAAAAGGGGGCTTCAAGTGGCCCCCTTAAGTTTATTCTAATCCAAGATCTTTTTTTAATTTTTCTTCGTTATTAGCAAAGTTCTCTACTAGATCTTCTAGCAACAGTAATTGATTTACATCTAGTGTCCACATATCTTTTTCCTCTATCTTAAAATAATTTAAAGCTCTTCGTAAATCTGCTTTTTTACCTTTATTTTTTACAGTAAAGATAAGCTTAGTCTTCTTTTCTTCTGGATCAATAGACCTATCTAAAGCCTCTAAAGAATCTTTCTTAGCTATGGACAATATGTCTGTGAGAGTGTTACGTTTTTCCCTTAAGGATAGACTATCCCACTGACCACTATCGACTACAGAATCCGCATAGATTTCTAAACGGGGACGGACATACCTATTAAAAACATTAACTGCTTCTGGCGACTTACTTCTTATCTCAGTTTGCCACTGAGGTTTACCAACATCATTATATAATTTTTGAATAGTAGTTGAAGGCAACACTTCCCTGTAACCAGAAAGCCTACCAATAGGAACCTGACCAGGCTCTCTTGTAAGGGCTTGTTCCTTCTCTGTCGTAGCTACACCGACACGACCCTTCATCTCATCTGGATCAACAGAAGCATCAGCTAATACCTCAAAGATCTGATCCATGTATCTAAGAGAATCATTAACAACTTTATTACCCTCTTTTTTATCAACTACTTTATAATCTTCACCCCTTGCCATAGCAACAGCTTGGTTTATTGGGTCAAACCTCCTAGTAAAACCTGATACGTGTTGTGAAGTTAAATCCCCAAGAAACATCCCAGCTACTTCTAAAAATTCTGTATCTTCAGCTTCACCAGCAAGGTAGATAACTTTACCCACTATACCAAAAGCTTCTCCTGTGTCTTCAGTTAGAGCACGAGTACCAAAGTTATCTCCGAAAGCTACAAGAAGATCTTTTGGTACTGATCCATCACGTATTGCATGAGCACCCATACGACCTACAAGCATTGGAACATTTCTTGGGTAGTCATAAAGGTAACTTTTTACTGCACCAAACTCATCCCTATCTTCATACCAAGCAAGTCCTTCCTCTAAGTTGTCTATTTGAGATGCGGTTGCTACTGCTACAGCCCCCCAACCTACAGCCGTTTTAGTGCTGAGGTCCATTGTATCTCTAGTGACAATATCTTTACCGCCAGCTTTAATTGTATACTTATTAAGTAAACTTAAGCCAGAGTGATCTAACATAAATGCAACACTGTTATTCCAAAACTGTCCAAACGGAGCTAATGCACCAAGCACAGGTACTGATCTAACGTTTTCAATTATGTTTGCAGTCTGACCTACTAGATCATCTTGATTACCAAACTTTTTAGAGAAGGTATTTCTTAATGCATTTTGTACAGCTCTAGCTTCAAGTTCAGCAAATTCTTTGAATGCCTCTGATCCTGGCTCAGATAACAAACCAACAAGATTTGGATCATCCATAAACTCATGATAAGTTTTGTTATACTTAAGTCTAATCTCTCTATCCAAAGAGTATTGAAACTCTTGTGTTTTTGTTAGGAAGTCTTGAGCTTTAACACCATAAGCTGTTTCAAAAAAGTTACTAAATTTTTGATAGTTGCTTTTGTTTGGAATCTCTTTTGGGTTGAGTTTAAACTCATCTAAAATACCTTTAAGTTCTACCCCACCATTAATATACCTAAACAACTCTTGCTGTGCACCTGGACGAATAGCAAGATAATCCATAACAGATTCATAGGTTCCGTAAGCATCAACCATGTTACGTACCTTTTGTCTTTGAAGGCTCATCATTTGAGTAGCTAAATTTTTGTACTTAAGTGCATTTACACTATCACCCTTTAGGGTATTAAACACAGAACCACCACCATACAGAGCAGCACGAATCATATCAGATGCACTTTGATTTATTGTTGCAGCTTTCCAACCAATAACGTTTAGGCCCGTGGTTCCAGGGTGAGTAACAATAGCCCTTACTAAATTCTCTTGTACGTTTACTAAACGTTCACCAAAAGTTTTCTTTATTCCTTTTTCCAAAGGATCTAAAGTTGCCTTAGCTGCTTTTTCTGCAGATGTTTTTTTAGGGTCAAGCCCCATAGCCTGAAGACGTTTAGCTATTTGAGACTCTACGTTTAATCGTTGACCTGCTTCACTTGCAGTCTTTGCACCGATATTTAAAAAGTCTTCAAAAGAAAAATCTTTAAGTTGATCTGAAGAATCACGAAGTATTTCATAAGCTTCTTCTACAAGTTTTTTATTTTGTGATGGCATATCTTCAAGTGCTTCTTTAATATATAAAGAAACCTGCATGTCCTCTGGTTTTTTATAGCCAGCCTTACTTAGTACAGAGGCTACACCATCCCAACCCTCTTCTTCACTACCAATAAAAAACTTCAAGGCAAACTCTGTGTCGTAGTCCACAGAAGTCTTAGGGTTGTCAGAAACTTTAGTA